ATTGATGCGGCTAGGTTGAGTACGTTTTTATCCATTCTGGTTGCCTATTTCGGGGTTGCTTTGTGCTAGTTGTTCTTGCTGTGCAATAGCGGCTTGCTGTGCCGCCATGTCCTGTGTGTTTTGTTGGTCGTTATGATCCAACTCTTGTTCATGTTGATCCTGCATAGCTTGTGCATCCTGTGATGCCTTTGCCCTGTGGATCTGGATTTCATTAGCGGCCTTTGCCCTCTTGGTAGCAAGATCAGTTGATGCCCTTTCCATTGCCATTGTGTCATGCAACTTGGCTTTCTGTGCCATTGCCGCCAGCTTGATGTTTTCTTTCTTCTGAAGGAAATCAGTTTGCATGGATTCTTTAGCAACAAGAGCATGGAGCTTGACTTGCTCTGGCGACATATTCTGATCACCTTGCTGTTGCTGATTGGTTTTCTCAATTTGAGCAAGTTGGCTACCAAGTTCATCAGTTCCACGCTGAAGCTGTTGCATCTGCTGACCAAATTCTTTGGCAATCTGTTTCTTGTAAGGATCTTTCTGGATGAATCCAAGGTGAGCAGTAAGGTGTGGGCCTTTGAATCGGATGAGGCAAGCGTAGATGTCTTTGATAAGATCAATAGCTTCCTCTGACATATTGTTGGCAACTTGACCACGGGTAGGTGCTTGAGGATTAACGCCAGCACTCTGCAAGGCTTGTTGTGCTTCCTGCATAGATGCGGCGGCATCTTGGATATGACCCTTGAAATGCTCCACATGGTTCTGATCTGGATAAACCCTAAAGTTAGCGGCATTACCTTTTGGATCAGTCATACCAATGTTCTCCATTGAGATGATTCCTTGCTCATCAGGGATCTCAACCTTGGTGTGCTGGAAGTAACGGTTCACATTTTGGCGACCATTCAATGCGGCAATCGCATCAGCGATAGCATTTGCTTGACCATCATTCATAGGAGTCATTCCCGTGAGTGAAACAGTCTGCTGTGCCGCCATTAGTTTGTATGATGGGCTACCAGAACCAGAAAGCATATTGGATTCAAGGTTCTCAATGTTTTCCCATTTCCATGCTTCTGCTGGAACATTGTTCTCCTCCATGAAATCAACAAACTTCTGCTTGAGTTTGTAACCATAACCACCCTTGGTCGTGCGGCTCATGCGTTTGTAGAGGAGCTTCAGCCAGCGAGTCTGGTTGTCATTGAACCTACGAATTTGAGTACCTTGGAGCTTGGCACTTTCAGCGGCATCCATTTGGGATTCAGCTTTCGTCCTAGCCTTCCCTGTCTTGGAGTAATTGCCAATATTGTACGCACCAATTCCACGATAAAGATCAGCTTGGTAAAACTGGATACCAGAAAGCACCTCGTTGAATGGGATGTTTACAGAAACCTGTTGTGGTTCCACATCTTGAGGAAGAACCATAAATGGCATCCACTCCATCTGCTTGAGCTTCTTGGTTGATTCAGCAGAACCACCTTTGAACATAAGGCGTGTATTCCAATCTACGGCATCCATGAAACGATTCATGTGGATGTCGTAAGCTCTGCATTGGATAAAGATAGCTTCAGCAAGACCCTGGATTTCATGCCAGATACCAGAACCAGTAGAATCAGTCATGGGGGCAATGATGTCTTCCCAACCATTCTCATCCTTTTCTACCCAATCTTTTTTGTAATAAAGGAATCCTGTCTGATCACGATACTCTTCTTCCGTAAGATCCTTACGACCATTTTCTTTGTAGCCAAGTACAAGACCTCCATAGTTTTGGAGAAGAAGCATCTTGGAGATAGATCCGTTAAACTCCATGATGTAGAGTTCATACAACTCAATGCGGAGAGTGTACAAACGAGAAAGATTCATGTTGCCAGATGCAACATCCCTTAACCATTCCGTATTGGTATAAGTATTACGATAGTTGGTCGTGAACATCCGTAGTGCATCTACACAAGCCCAGAAGTTCCAACCCATTTCGGTTGCGTGTGCTTCTGCTTTTACTGGATCTTCTTCTCCACCAGTAATTTTGAGCCAAAACTCAAGTGGCGTATAGCTACGCTTGATGCAAAGCTCACCCAAGTTGGTAAGATCGGCATACGTTTTATCAGGAATTAACACATTGGAGTTATGGAAACTCTTTGTGGGCCATCCATCCCTATCTTCAGCAATCTCAAATCCTTTTCCATACAAACTCATCTCCTCAACATCCAATTCAACATTGTAGTTATAGGAAGGCCAAGAACGGAGCATCCGATCAAATCCCACACTGATAATATCACTCCATATTTTTTTTTCGGTAGGATTGCCAATCTTGGTTGTGATATTTGCGGCTGTATTTCGCTCCATAACCATGTCCACAAAGCTGGACTTTTGGTTATCAACGATGAATTTCATCTGACGGAATGGCACATTGCTCATTCCTTGCATCTGTTTTGCGGCTACCTGACTATAATCTGTCGGGGGGAAACCCTTATAACATTTGTAGATACGTCCCCACTTACGTTCACGACCAGCATTGTCTAATCGAAGATTCCAACAAATTGTAAATGCATCATTGGCTGTTTGGACACGGCTAGTAGGTGCTACGCCATTAGAGTTGATGGTATTAAAACCCCAACTCGACACACCCTCACGATTTACAATTCTTTTTGATTTTGCCATTTTAGCCTAGTGTTTGGTTCATTGCTTGTCTGCGTTTCTGACAAGCGGTGCAACCCTTTGCGGCTTGTTCAAGGTTCGTTTGAACCCCAAGTGTTGCCGCAACACGATCACCCAAGCTAGCAAATGTATGTATTACATTAGCTACCTTGTCGCCAGCTTCTTGCCAACAGTATTGACCTGGGATTCTCCCACAAATTTGTTGTTCGATCAAGTAATCTAAATTATCTGGCACTTCCACATTGTTATTTTTCATGTCACTGGCAACTTTGTTGGAGAATTGTCTGCCATAAGTCATCTCCATTCCATTGACACGATATTTAGTTCCCTTGTCATCGCTGTACTCATACCAGAGTCCACTTGGGATCGGCCCGTTTTTATCCTTTAGTCTCATGTAGATCAAATGATTTGCATTCTTTTTATATTTTTGTCAATAGTTAATCCACATGGAATATAACGGATTGGTTTTGGATGCACCAAAAGACACAACATATGGCATCCCATATTTAGAGACTGTTCCACAGTTTGTTCGTGAGCTTTCTTGCTATGCATTAACCCGTGGAGAGTTTGGAAGGATACAAAGGATTAAACGAGGCATTAGAATTGAGGATACTGACCTTAAAAATCCTGCTCAACATATGGTTAATTGCTTTAACCTTATTTATGGCAACGATGTGTTACTCCATTCGCAAGGAATCCCGAATAATTATGCCCTAGACATCATTGATTTGTTCTGCAACGAGAATGATTGGGGAATTGCAGGGTGTGCATCCAGCGGAAAGACGTTTTCTGTGGCGGCTTGTATCGTGATGGATTGGATTTCAGCTCCCACAGTCACCTCAACATACGTTGCATCTACCTCTTTGGATGCATCTGAAGACCGTTTGTGGGGTAAAGTTTGCACCCTTTACAGGACGGCAATGCGTAATATTCAAACCCAATACAAGACTGCAACCATTGGAAATCTGGTTGAGTACCGAAGAATGATTGTTTTTGAGTCGATTGATACTCGTGATACGGAACGAGACTATACAAATGCCATCAAAGCAGTTGCTTTTCCAAAAGGAGGCGAAGGTCAAAAAGCGGTTGATAATATGCGGGGTAGGAAAAACGAACGAGTGAGAGTTTTTTTAGATGAATTGGCAGAAATGGATCTGTATTGCCTCAATGTGCGATCAAATTTTACCGCAGGAAACGATGATGTTTTGTTTGGAGGCATGGCAAACCCATCAAATACGGCAAATAACCCACATACGGAGCTATGCGAACCCGATGATCCTATGGGATGGGAGTCTGTGAATAGGTACACCAAGAGATGGAAAACCCGTACAGGGGTTGCCTTGCACCTTTCTGGAGAAGAAAGTCCAAATCTTCAAGCTCCAGATGCAGAAATACCTCCTTTTAAGAACTTTCTGACTTATAAAAAAATGGAGGCAACATTAAAAATATGCTATGGCAATAAAAATGCCCTAGAATATTGGCGAAATGTTTATGGTTGGTGGCCCGATAACTCTGTAGAACTTACAATTTTATCAAAAGCATTCATTGCTGGATGCGATTTGAACTTTGAACCCGTTTGGAGTGGCAGAACTAGGGTTGTTTGCGGATTTGACCCTGCATTTACTGCTGGTGGAGATAGATGTGCGGCATCTTTTTGCAGATTAGGGCAAAATGATACTGGTCGTAACGTAGGTTTCTATCTCGGAACTAGAGAATATGAGTCCAGCGTAGGTGATGTCTTTGAAGAATCCATAGCAATCCAGTTGGTAAAGGATTGTATTGAATTCGGTGTCCATCCAAGGGACTTTGGATTGGATATTTCTGGTGATGGTGGAAAGATGATGAGAGCAATCATCATTGAATGGAGCAAATTCCATCCAGAGGCTATGTTTGTATTCCCGATTTCCTCGATGGGTATGCCAACAGAGCGTAGGATCAGCAATCTTGATAAGCGTACTTGCAAAGAAGCATACGATAGATTGGTTACTGAATATTGGTTTGCTGTTCACACGGCATTCTCTACCAGATCATTGGTTGGTATTGACGTAGATGCCCATTCCAAGGTCGTAAACGAGCTTTGCAGTCGTCTTTATTACCACAAGGGTAGGAAAGTGGCAGTCGAGAAGAAACTCGACATGAAGCATCGTTTGAAGAAGTCACCCGATTTGGCTGACTCATTGACCTATGCTGTCCAGATGCTCCGCAGGGCAGGACTTGAATTTGCGTTTGAGGAAGAGACAGTTTCTTTAGACATCCAGGAAATCAGCGATTGGGAAAACCGATTGATCCATAGCAAAGGAACTACCCAAGAAAAAATTGAGGATGATGAATGGGGATATGGTGGCAAAGGGACGGATGACGATGGATTTTAAGATTGCTTTGTTTTATTTTGTTGAAAGAATTTTTTAAATGAAGGAAATACTTTCTTTTGGTGGAGGAACACAATCTGCTGCTATAGCGGCTTTGATTATTCAAGGCAAATTACCAAAACCTGATGCTGTAATTATAGCTGATACTGGTTATGAGAAATCTACAACTTGGCAATATTTAGATTCAGTCATTCGACCAGCATTTAAAAAAATTGGATTAGAAGTTCATAGGATAGGGCAAGAATGGGCTACTGCTGGTTTAATAAGCACAAGTGGAAATTCTGTTCTTATGCCCATGTTTACAACTCAATCTGATACTATTGGAAAATTAAGTGGTTATTGTAGCAACGAATGGAAAGTAAGGCCAATGGATCGGTATTTAAGAAAAGTTTTAGGAATACAAAAAAAAGATCAAAAAAAATGGATTGGTTACTCTCTTGATGAATCAAGAAGAGCGATTCGTATGATGGCATCTGAAGATTGGCAGAAAGGTCGTATAAGATTTCCATTAGTTCATGATGTTCCACTTAAAAGACACCAAGCAATTAGAGAGGTAGAAAAAATGGGGTGGCCCACTCCTCCAAGATCAGCTTGTTACTTTTGCCCAAACATGGGTGACGATGAGTGGAGGGATATTTCATCAGAAGAATTACAACTTGCTTCTCAACTTGAAAAAAAAATGCAAGAGACAGATCCTTTTGTTTTTCTACACAAAAGCGGAAAACCAATACTTGAAGTTGATTTTACAAAATCTGATGAACAACCAGAATTATTTGAACGAGCTTGCTCTTCTGGTGTTTGTTTTGTTTAGCTTGACAGCTTCTTTTTTATTGATAATTTTTGTCTGATCGAAAGATTGAGGATGGGTGTGAATTCGTACCACATGATCCAAGAACATGGCTTTGACGAACCAAAACGTCCTACCCATTTGAGTAACGAGGAGAAGCGTACAGCATTCAGCGTAGCGGAGTGTTGTGGTTTCTTTTCTTTACTCTTTCCTTTCCTACATGGGTGGGGGGTAATGGGGGGTGTTTCCTTTCTCCTTTGGTTTTCTTTAGCCTGTGGTGTCTTGACTTGTTTTCAACACTAAAGCATACTCCGCTATCCTATGAAGTTTTCTCCCCAAGAATTTAGAAACGGTTCAATCATCCCATCTGTTCTCAATGGAAAGGTTGATTCTTCCGTCTCTAGCCTAATAGGTAAATCAGAACCTGTTTCATTCGGTGGCGGTCAATACAAGCGGAAACCAAATTTCCTCATGTGTCCCCCAAAATACTTGTCCACGGCTATCCCGAACAACAAGTTTATGAAGGGTCAGAAAATTGATACTGAACGTGCCATGCGTCAGTACGCTCGCATCAAGAGACTCATTACTGCTCTCGGTGTTAAAGTCATTGAACTTCCTCCAACCAAAGGGGCACAAGATCAGCACTTTGTTGCTAACCTTGGACTCTCGGTAGATCCGTTTATCTTCCTAGCCAAGATGTCTGCTCCTGGTCGAACCATCGAAGAAGAACCTGGTCGCAGATTCTTTGAGAAGATGGGTTATACAGTTCTCCAACCTCCTCACTATTGGGAAGGCGAAGCTGAAACAAAACACTGGAAAGACAAAACGTATTTTGGCGGCTATGGAAAATTCTCCGATTGGAAAGCCCAAGAATGGATTTCCAAAAAGGGTGGTATCGAAATCATACCTATGCGAATGGTGAGTGATGATCTCTACCACTTGGATTGCTGTATCCATGTCCTAGACAAAGAAAACCTGATGGTTTGTCGTAGTGGCATTGATTCGGAATCATTTAAGAGATTAGAAAAACTCGCCAATATCATTGTTGTTCCCAAAGAGATGGAAGCAACTGGTGCTACCAATCTGATCCGTATCCCTGACAAAAACATTGTGATTAGTGGTATGTTCCAGCCAGAGTATGGTCAGTATCGCAATTCAATGGAATGGATGCTTACTACAATGGACAAATTCAATAACTCTGTTATTTTTGCTGACATTGATGAAGCTGATAAAAACGGAGCCGATTGTTCATGCCAAGTAATGCACATGACTTTCTAAAATCTCTTTGGAGATGGTTGGTAGGTAGGATTGCTTTTATCAATGGGTATTGTCCAGAGTGTCTAACGGACTTGAAAGATTGTAATAAAAGTCCTTGCCATGTCTGTAATGTTCTCGGATACATAAGGCCGAATCAAGTATGGACTAGATTTAAGACATGAATAAAACAACCACATCACCCAATGCCAAAACTACAGTCTCCACAATGCGAGAAGCAAGAGTCAGTTACGGTACAAAGAAAACAAAGCGTAAGCCAAAGAAGTAATATGAATGCTGAACAAGATGCTTTTGAGATATGGAGCAAAGCTGGTTCAGCAGGGTTAGAGAAATATCGTAAAGGCCAAGCAGAACATAGAACAGATTTCTGGACTGCTGGTGCAGGATGGTATGCACAAAACTTGCGAGATGAACAATTGGATCTAATTAGCTATCTTCATCACCTTATTGAAAGAATAGATTCCATGCAAGTATTGGCAGAGATGATGGAAAATGAGGATGTCTCACTGCGAGATGCCGCAACAATACTCAAACAATTGACATCCAGTAATCCCCCCAACAAGGCTTGTCACCAATCTAATGATTAAAAAACAAAAGCCAGTTGGAGCCGTAATTGTTTCTGACCTTCATTGCGGTTCCACGGTTGGTCTTTGGCCTGATGGACATGAAACATCCACGGGTAACAAAATTGGTCTAGGTAATAATCTCCATCAGCAATGGCTATGGCAATGCTGGCAAGACAAAGATGAGAAGATTAAAACTCACTTCAAAGGTAAGCCATTTGCTCTCATCATTAATGGTGATTGTATTGAAGGTAGGCATCATGGAACATCTGAAATTGTTGCCGCATTAAATCTTGATCATACCCTAGCCGCTATTGAATGCCTACGTCCTCTAGCAAAATTAGCCTGTGCAGTTTACATGACTGCTGGAACCGAGTGTCACGTTGGTGATTGGGAAAAGATGATCGCCAAAGAATTAGGTGCTACTTGGCTAGGTGACAAAGGATTACTAGAAATCAATGGCACACTCATTGATATTGCCCACCATATGCCGACGAGTTCTAGGGCATACCTTGAGGCTGGAGCAATGTCTATAACAATGGGCAACGCCAGACAGAATTACTCCCGTGTTGGTCATAGGGTTCCAAAAATATATCTACGAGGCCATCGACACACGGGAGGAATCTTTAATGATGGTGCTGGTATATTCATGGTAACACCAGCTTGGCAGTTACTTACCAGATATGCCCACAAAGTTGTGGGAGATGCCATATGCCGCCCAGGTGTAGGAATACTAGATTGGAGTGGATGTGACAAAGGAGAACTACCAGCAACCAAAATCATTTCGTATGAACCGAAAGAAAATACACCCATCAGAAGCTGATTTACGAGAGAGCATTATTAAATGTGCGGTTGATCTAATCAACACACCTACAAGAGATGAAGTATCTTATGGTGAATGGTTTTCTGTTAAAGACCTTGCAGGAAAAGTAAACTATGGAAAAGATGCTATTCGTAGAAGATTAAAGAAACGAGTTGAATTGGGAGAAGTAGAAGAAAAGATCCAAAAGTGTAGGGTAGGTAATGCAGTCGTATCGTTAAGTCTATTCCGAATAATTCCCCAAGATGAAATTACCCGTCCGTATTAAGCTGGAAGACAAGAAGCTAGGCAGGGAACGTAACGATGGTCAGGCTATCTTTGCAGATAAAAAGATAGAAATAGATCCACGACTATCTACCAAAGCCAGACTCAATATAGTTTTACACGAAGGGATACACATCCTTGACCCTAACCTTCCAGAATTGAAAGTTAGAGCCTACGCAAATCGTCTATCCGATCTCCTGTGGCGTGACCGCTGGAGACGAATAGAGAAATAATTAGGCGTATTCTAAAATACCCTTGGAATGATGTGCAATAAGTTGGAGGATAGCCTTACCCTCTTCAGTAGCAACATGACCCGTCCCTTGGCACTTCCAGCAGGGTTCCCCCAAACCTTCATCGTACCAATCGGTTCCTGTACCACCGCACTCATCACACGCCTTCTCAAGAGCATTCTTGTTGAATAGGTGTTTCATAGAAGCTCATCACTAGACGAATTTTTTCCAAACACAAGACTTTTTTTATTTATAAATGAAACAACAAAAAGAAGCGTATGAGAAAGCAAAAGAATTGGCACTGAAGGGTGAAGACTTCAGTATCTTAGTAGGCATCATAGATCCAGAACAAAGGATGAGGCTCCGAGCATTCGTTTTGAACTTGCCAGAGGAGTTAGCAAAGAAGACAATCTACGGAAGAGTCCAACTCTCACAGCAACCAGTAACCAAGAAATCTAGAGGCAGACCACGCAATTTATAGGGAGTTTAGGAAGTTTAGGGAGTTTACAAATGCTTGACACTTTTTGATAAATGCATAGGATTTGTAATCTCGTAAATGTCATCTACCACTTTTGTGTAGTGATGCACTCTACATAGAGCGAGTGTAGTGATCATGCTACATATATCCAAATTGTGTAGCAGATCGCAGACACCTGATTAATCACCGCATTATACCCGATTGGATATCATGTCGATGAATCCGCTTTTTCTGTACATGAGCGTATGCATATGTACACAACATAAACATAAGAACCCCCTTTTGCACTTGCTCACAGACAGAGGTGTGGGGGCAAAATTCTTATAGTCCCTTTATCATATCCCTATCCCAATCCGAGAGTCGAGAATCTTCTATCTTCTCCTTCAATGCCTTGCTCAATCTCTCCCTCTCCAATTTCATGCCACCATACCCACCAGGAGAACTATCCGAATCCAGCTCCAACTCATTAGCCAGACTCCTCAATAGCATTATACTCGGCCTATTCCTATCACTAGGTGGGTATCTCAATGTCATCGTGTCCAACGGTACTCCCCATCCCATATTCATGTCAAGTCTAGGTTATTGTAAAAGAAACTAAAAGGGAAGGAAGTTTCCAGATATAGGTTTTTTTTCATTGGGTAGTGTCGCACGTGACCGCCCAATATATAGGTGACGGTACCCCCTCCCACCTCCCGAAGAGATTCCTTGGGAGATCCTAGGGGGTCGAGGGCGGGACAATCTCCGCATCTAGGACGGGAGGCAACACCGGCGAAGGAACCGGCGAAAGAACCGGCAGTGCCGGCGTGCCAGTTGAGGGACTGAAGAACTGAACTAGGAATTGGAAAGGATTAGTCTGTTGTTCAGTTCCCTTTTCGTAGTCTCCTGATAACTTTGATAGGATATTAACAGCTTCTAATTTATTGGGCATTTTTACTCGCTTTTTAACATTGCCCATTTGATCTACGTCCTCACTATATTCCTGACATAGTGGAGAATCTTTATCCACTTGTCCAGCTGGTGTTCTTGCAACGCTGGAGAGAAACGCTTTACGTTCAGCTAAACTCATCACGGTTTTTTCCCATTCTATTTCCTTGGCTCGCTGAATCGCTTGGGAAACTTTGGGAGTCTTGATTAGTCGACAAGCATCACTTGCCGCATTCTCAATGCTACTGGATTTGTATCCAGCCAACAGATATGCTTTGCTTAATGGGAGTCCTTCCAAGTGGTATTTGACGAACTGACTTTGCTTTGGGGATAACTTGGCAACGCTAGGGAGATTTTTCTTGGTCATGATTACCTAGCTTTTACCCCTTTAACCTTCCCTAGTCAACCTTATGCAATTCCCTCGTCAACCTTGGCTTGGTCGATTATGCGAGGCAAAGCCTGGGAAGAGTGGTTTCTGATCGTCACCAACATTGGACGTTTACATTTTGGAGGTGTTAAGAGAGAAGAGTAAGGAGTCTTTACAAGTTACTCTAGAGTACAGACCAGTATAAAGAAGTGCTACGCAATCCGAGTATACTGACCACTCGTAAAACGTGTCAACATCCATTAAAAAAAAGATCATCCTCCTCACAAAAATATCTTGCAAGGTTATAAAAAGATGGTATTGTAGTTGTAGTGATTGACAACAGAACCGCTTAAATACTGGCTCTAGAGGCGATCACAAAAAACAACAACAACAAAAAAAACATGAACGAAAATAAACTCATCGAAGTTATCCAAGAATATCGTAGAGACAAGTATCGTCAATTCAAGGCACTTGAAGAAAAGGGATGGAATGAAAAATCCATGAAGGAATTTCAGGCACAATGGGATGACCTACTTGCCGCTTGTTTCAATCTTGAAATGCATCTTGAGGATATCACTTTTTAATCACCAACCCCAACACCATGAAAAGATCCGACGCAATCCTTGCTTGGAACCGCTCCAAGCAACTCCAATCCCTAACCCTCCGCTTGGCAATCCTGGCGGCATTAGCGGCCATCCTAGCGGCAAGAATCGCTTATCTATTAACCAACAACTAAAACCCAACCCCAACCCACTAAAAAACATGAAAATCAGCAAAGCAGAATTGGAAGGCTCGATTAAGAGACTCAACACCCTTACGGGAGCCAACCCCGAACCCTACACCAGGACGGAAGACGGAAAATTCCAAGCCAATGTCGGCACTTATTATCTCGCAGGAGCTTACGGAGGCTGGAAGTTGGAAAAGATCGTTTCCGATACGGGAGGCGTAACCGATCCACTACGATGCGGTTATGTCTCTAAAAAAGAGCTTTATAATCTGATCTGGGCCTTCATGAATGGCATCGACCTTGCCCAATACCAGGCAAGCAAATAACCCCAAACACCGAACCAAAAGGAGAAAACATGACAACATACAACTTCCATTTCACGCCGGTGAGCGACAACGTAAAAACGGGAGCCATGCCCGTGACCACGTCAACAGCGTCAACGTGCCCCGACAAATGCCCCTTGAAAAAAGGGGGATGTTACGCAAAAAACTCTTTTCTCGGGATGCACTGGAAAAAAGTCACGGACGGCAGTAGGGGGGAAAGCTTCACCTCTTTCCTTAAAAAAATAAGATCAATTCTTCCTGGTACGTTATGGAGACACGGACAAGCCGGCGACTTGCCAGGCAAGGGCGACCGCATAAACGCCCGTGACCTGGTACGCCTAGCAAAAGCCGCACGGGGAACGAGAGGATTCACCTACACCCACAAACCCCCGACCGCCGACAATCTGAAGGCTATCCGAGCCGCTACCCGTGAAGGTTTCGTGATTAACTTGTCAGGAAATAGCTTAAAACACGCCGACCGACTTTCCCGTCACAGATTGCCAGTTGTGGCAGTACTTCCCTCGGAGGCGGTGAAGGTAAAAAATCTGACCACGCCCCAGGGACGTCCAGTTGTAGTTTGCCCAGCGACCAGAAGCGAGTTCATAACGTGTAAAACGTGCGGTCTATGTTCCAAGGCTGACCGCCCCTTTATCATCGGATTCCCAGCTCATGGCACTATGTCAGCAAAGGCCGATGCAATCGCCAACAACTAACCCCAACAGCCCAAA